CCGACAATTGGTCAGCAAGTTAGAGGCGACTTCTCTGACGCATATGCAACTGTTGTTGACTCTGGCACATTCCATTTGGATGTGATCAATATCACTGATGGTCCTTTCCAAATCAGTGAGTTGATCAAGAGGACTACACTCTTTAGCGCAATTGTCGATAGTGTAGTGTTACTGAATACCGAAGGTATCTACAAGTTTGGTGAGTCTATCACTAACTTTGAAGGAGATACTGCTATTGTTGAGTCTACAAATATTGATGAAAACGGAGACCTCACTGACACACTGCTTGTTAGCAAAACGTCAGGCACAGCAAAGTATGAAACTGGCATCTTCGATCTAAAACTCAATGAGTATATCTACTCAGCGACAAGTAAGATTGTTTCCCAGATCATCTTTATCAGTCCCTATCTTGACCCCAATAATGGTCAACCTGTTGACACACTGATCATCAACGCTGGATCTACTTTCTTCGGTCTCATCTATGAGAGACTTGTTGCAATTCAAAACCCGAATATCATCCTCGATGATATCTCGCAGTCTAGCATCACTCCTGTTGAGATTTATAATCCTGAGACCAGAATCAACGAAGACTTCCTCGACTTCGAGCAAATCAGAAGCACTGAAATTGAGTATGAGAATCTGCAGGGTGGTGTATTTGCTAAGGGAGATGAGCTCAGAAATAGATCCCTCTTCTACAGCAACGTTAGGACAAATGCTACTCCAAGAGCATTTGATGCTGCTCGTCTGATCCGTCTCAACAAAGATGAGATTGTGGATAGAGCTGAAAGATGGATTGCTGTTATCCATCCCGACTTCTACTATCCTGGCGATGTCCAGACAAATCCACTTTCCAGATACAAGGACGCAACTCGTATCATCTTCAAGAATCTCGACAAGATTGTCTTGAATGCATATGATGACATGAAGACTCAGTATCCTGGCACGCTTGCAGGTGACAAGGATGGATATCTTGCAGACATCAGACTTTGGACAGAGTGCATGGCTCTTGACCTACACTCTGGCGGTAACCAGTATGCCCTGAAGTGGATCAACGAGTATTTCTCCAATAATGCCATCAGCTACGATCGCGTTACTGCTGAGTTGATCTACATGCTCGGTAAAGCAAAAGAGTATGTCGATGCCTCGATCACAAATAACTATGGTGGTCTCTGGACAGCAGTCAACAGCGCAGATCAAGCAATAGGTTATGTTGACGAATCTCTGACTGCAGACCAGTCTCCTGGTGATCCTTATGGCACTCCTGGCAGCAATACATCCAACAACGACCCAGAGTCTTGTAGTGATGTAAGGGCAGCAGTTACTACCATTTGGACATGGCAGGATGAATCTCTTACTGCTGGAAACCTCAACGATGCTCCAGAAGAATCTAAGCCCTCCTTCACAATCAACCAAGATAAGTGCAGACGTGACATCGGTTACTTTGTCGATGCTATCGCCAATGACGTTGGATCTAATGGCGAATTCAACTCCCAATTCTTTGCAGAAAACTACTTCGATGAGACTGGTGAGTATCTGCTGAATGGTTTGTATGGCGAAGTCCCCGAATCTATCACTGCCCTGAATAAGGCAAGGGATATGATGTATTACGCCATGAATAACCTTATGTTTGTTAAGGATCTTGAAGTCCTCCACGATCCCACAACTTATGGTGGCGCTGCTCCTGGTCATACATATGACACCAACTATGCAAATGGCAATAATCAGAGTCTAACCAATTGCTTGGATATCCAGCAAACCGTCAGAGAGTTGGCAAATATTGTCACAACCTCCCTGTCTGCTGAGAATACCCACAACCTGACAGGTGCAATCTCTTACACCTCCGAGGGTCTTGGTGGTCCTAAGATTGTTGGTCTCTATGCAGATCCAGTTGCTGCTTACGGCGGTGCTCACAACGGCGAATACATTGACGCTGCAGACCTGCTGCTCAGAAACAAAGAGATGGTTGCTGCTGAAGCACTGTTTGTCTATAAGACTGCGAATCCTGGATTTACAGTTTCTCCTGGCAATGATTCCGATTGTATCGACGACATTAAAGATGTTATCGAAGCAATTGCTTACGACATGAAATATGGTGGAAACAGCAGAGTCTATGACGCTGGCACATATTCCATTGCGTATGATAACTCCACAGCAACAGCACAGCAAGTTACCGACATTTATGCAGAAGTATCTACTATTGCACAAGATGTCATTAGAAACTCTGCTACCTCCCATGCAGTTTCCAATCTGACTGGCAACACATTTACGGTTGCTGCTCCGATTGTGACCCTCCAACCTGGAGATTCCTTCACCTACGTTGGATCTGGTAAAGTTAGCACTGCAACCACAACTCATAACGTCATGAGTGCTACTTATGACGAGGTAAATGGCACAATCACTCTAACAGTTGATGGGACCGTTGGATTTGGTAATGGATCCCAGGTGATTCTGCAGCATCTGCACTTCACCCACGATGAGGGAGATTACTTCTACCCGAGAGTGTCTATTACTGGTGTCCATGGCAAGAAGCAATTCTTTAATACCACAATTACACCCGATCAGTCACTCACCCCCTGCAATACTCAAACATCGCTCTTCCAGACTCTCCTGAGTGTCTATACGTTGTCGTATACCAACGGCAACATGTCGCACGCTACTCGCACTGCTCCCACTGAATACATCATCACCGATGGTGGTTATCAGACTGGTGAAGTTATTCGCGTCACTAAGTTTGCATACAAAGGTGCAGATGGTGGCAACAAGCTCTTCTTCGCTGATGAAGTGCTCAAGGGCATGACTTCTGGTGGAAGTGCAATCATTAAAGGTGCAAACTCTGGTCTGAAGTGGATCTATACAGGCAACGTTACTGGGACTTTCCAGATTGGCGAATACATTACAAACAGCACGCTTGAGGTCAACTCTGTCAATCTGAGTAACATCGTATATGACAGCACGATCCTCAATAACACATCAAGCTATGAGTTTGTTGTTGGTGGATCTTCTTACATCAGAGAAGCAACTCGCACATATGACTTTGGATTTGAAAATGGATCATTCACCTTTGAAGGTAGATTCCGTTTCAACAACTTTAATGGCACCAAGACTTTGTTTGATAATAGTCTCGATGCTGTGGATACGCTGGGTTGTGATCTGACAGTTGGTAATAGTGGCAACAACATCACTCTGTCTCAAAACGGGGTAACTGTTGTGCAGACCACTACTGCTGCAATGGCAACCGACACATGGTATCACATTGCAGTGGCTAAAGATGTCACAACATCAACCATTCGCATTTTCCTGAATGGTGCTGAAGTGGCAAGTGCCGTAGATAATAACAACTATGGCATCAGTCAAGAAATGCACATTGGCGCTGATGCTGCTGGTGCAAATAACTTTGAGGGTTACCTCGATAACATCTGCGTTAGAAAGGGTTATGCAGATTTCACTGCAGCATTCACTGTTGCAACCTCAGTTGACTTCACTCGCCTTGGCGTTGTCCTGGGTCTGAATGCTCAGCAACCAATCATTGTTGGCACTGGTGATGTGTATGCCACACTTGAGGATACTAACCTATCTTCTGCTACTCTTGGCGCTATTGACTACGAAGCAAAACGTATCACGATTGAAGAGGTTGATCTTGGTGATCAACTCGCTAGAGATGCTGCTGATATCATCAATCTTAACCGTGCGTGGATTGCTGAAGAAGCAGTGGGCATTATGCAGGCACATTATCCAGACTTCAACATCCCTGGTGACTATCAGGGTGGTTTGGATGGCACTAACATTTGTATCCGAGATACAAAGGACTATATTATCCCTGCAATCGTTTCTGACCTTAGAGATGGTGGTAACTACAACGTCATTGTAAATTCCCGCTTCTATAGAAACAAGGGTGGCGATCTTAAGTTTATCGGTAACGAGCTGCTTCAAACACTCTATGCTTGGAGAGAAGTTGTCAAACTGTGTCAGTATGTTATTAGCACTAGCGATACTGATCTGACTGGCACATATACGACAAAACTGCGTGTCCCCCATTCTCTGAGTGGCACATCTGCAGTTGAGTCTCGCCTTGATACTCTGGGTGATACAATTGCTGATGAGTTGGCACCCACTGGTCATAGATTCAGAAACGCTGGGGATCTGATCTGGAAAAACCGCGATTATATTGCCGAGGAGACAGTCGGACATATCGAGAATCTGTATACCATTAGTCTTGGTGGCAATAACGTCCAGACTTTGATCATTCCCGATAGATCTGCTTGCATCAGAGACCTCAAGGAATACATCTTGCCCGCAATCATTGGTGACTTAGCAACTGGTGGAAACTATCAGACACAAGCTGCTATTGATTTCTACCTCAATAGTGATAACGAGATTCTCTTTATTACAAATGAGTTGCAACCGATGCTCGATGCGTTTGAGTTTGCCAAGACTCTTTGTGAGAAGGCAGTGAATAATCTGCTGCTGTCTCCTGGAGAGACTGCTGCTGAGCAGGGTGCTGCTGCCATCTATCAAGATGAATACTACACTGCAGTATACACAAACAGATCTGCATATAGAGATTCTGATGTTACTCTAGATCCCAAGCAATACGACCAGACAAGATCTCAGTCTGATCGCTATGTTGACGCTGCAAATATGATCGAGCGCAACAAGCACATCATTGCCAAGGAAGCAGTTGGCATGATGAATGACTTGTCCAAGTTTGCAGACTTCCAAGTCCCTGGTGGTCAGCAAAATTGCATTGATGACGTTGTTGGAATTCTTGATGCTCTGGTCCATGACATCAGATTTGGTGGCAACGCCGAAATCTACGAAGCAGGTAAACTCTACATTAGAGAAGATGGATTCCTCTCACACATTGAAGGTGAGGAAGAAGCAACTAAGACTGTGTTTAAGTTTGCCAGAGATATGGCAATTCTGACAATTAGAAACGGTTTCGGTCGTTTCAACATTGACGGTCACAATGATAGCTCCTATACATTTGAATCTTACGAGAGAAATGGTGCCAGCGACAACAGAATTGCTGCTGCAAGATCTATTGAAGAAAACGTCCGTTTCATCGCTGAGGAAGCAGTCCTGCGTGGAGTTGCTCAATATCCCAGTCTGACCATCCCTGGTGGTAACATCAACTGCGTCCACGACGTTGCAGATGTAATCTACTGGATGTCTTGGAACCTGCAGAATGGTGGCGATAACATGATGGTAACATCTGCAGAATTCTATATTTCCCAAGGCAATCTTCAGCATATTACTTCTCAGAGCACTGAGTCCATCTGGATCTTCAACACCGCTAGAGATATTGCTAAGCAAATCTATCAAGGCGGCAACCCAACAGTTTCTCCTGGTAACACCTACAGTGTTAAAGCGATTGACACAGCAATCAGCGACACCGATGTGGATACTGAAGTCAATGCACTCATCCAAGTCGTAACTGATACGATTGCCGATCCTAGTGGTGGAGATCTTGTTACATATCCTAAGAGTGCTGCCACCTACACAGGATCTCTGCCAAATATTTGGCCATGTAAGTATTCTGGAGACCTCCCAATCAGAGATCTGGATGTTACTTGGGACTTCAGTGTGGGCGGCTCGGGATCGGCAGATTGGAATCAAGCATGTGCAACTCAAGCAGGTGCCATCACAACACTCATGGACATCCTTGTCCAAGGTGTTAATGAAGGCATTGCAGGTAACGGTCTGAATTACTACGGATCTACTGTTACCAAGGTTGATGGCACATATATTGCCCCAACCGAATACAACATGGGTAGCTGCTATGACGTGCGTCAGGCAATTAACACCCTGTTTGACCTCTATATGACTGCCTTTGCCTCTGGCACTAACAGCAATAAGGTTGATGCACGCCTGATCCACTTCAACAGAGAAGCAATCAAAAAGAGAGCATACGATCAGACGGTCACCTTCTATCCCGCATATGCAGGCGATGCTGACTTTGCAGATCAAGTTATTGACGCTGTAATCTACGATATCATCACCAAAGGCAATAACGCTGCGTTTGATAAACTGTCAACTTGGTTTGATGGCGATGGCAACTTCATCGTCTACACAAACGTTACTCGCACACACCTGATCTACCACCTCACTCGTATCAGAGAGTATGTGAAATCAATCATCTATTCTCCCACCTCTGCTGGTTGGCAACCCTACATCACAACTCCTGGCATCTACATTCCACCCAATAGACCTGAGTGGGATCAAGAATCCACTGAGTATGACATGGATTCTTCCATCAACCCATTCGAGTATGCTCTGGAGAGATCGCAATTCCCCACAGAAACCAAGACAACATTTGTGCCTTCTACTGACGTTGTGAATCTTAGCACAACCTATGATGAGGGATATGATTGGAATACAGATCCTCAGCTTGTGGTGCTCACCCCAACAGTTCCAGTTGGATATGATAGAGCAGAATACAGAGTTAGAATCAACCGTGCCAACTTCTTCCGTCGTGGCGATGTTGTCCAATATATTCCCACATCTGGCAATCTTCTGAGTGGTATCAATCAGACATATTACTATATCCTCAATGCCGATTCTACCTTCTTCGAGATTGGTGAATATAGCACACATGATGCAAGATATCAACCGTTTGCTCTGGACACATCTGATACAAATGAGCACCTTTTCCAAGTTGTTGTCAGATCTGGCATTGTTAGAGAAACTACAACTTATGGAAACCCAGACAACACAACTCCGATCCAAGGTGGAATTCTGAATGCTGACGTGCTGTATGGCACAACTTCTGATGTCCATGCTGAGATTTCTGCACAGTCGTTTAACACTGCTGTGATCAAAGAAACCTTCATGTATATCCGTCTCAGCAACCTTACAGATACTCAGGTTTCCACATTCGAGAATGGTGAGAGAATTCATCTTAGCGGTGACAATCTCTCAATCGGTCAAATTCTACAAGTCAATTACTATGACAACAATAGCTATGCGATTGTTAAAGTAATTGACAAGACTGGCGGTGCTTGGGTCAATGGCAATGTCCTCGTGGGAGAAGATTCCCTCACAGAAGGCACCATTGAGGTTATGACTGATCGTATGTTGATCAACGTTGATCTTGGTGATTATGCTAACGGTGACAAGATCTTCAAGAAAGCAGACAACACCGAAGCAGATATCGTCTTCTACAACAATAAGACAGGATCCATCATCAGTAACGAAGGTGGTCGTGTTGTTATGGATGTTGAGACAATTCAGAGCAGTTGGGAAAGCAACGATATTATCTACGGTAGCCTCACTGACTACATTCTCAATGTCCAAGGCATTTATCAACCGAATGGCGTCATTGAAGTTAACGACATTATCCATGGCGTCGCTGTCTACGAATTGAATATTGCTTCTACATTTACTGAGGCTGGCATTGCTACAACTTTCAGACCTGGAGATGAGGTTAACCTGCTGCAAGGCACGGTTATCAAGAATCCTGGATTCACCGCTATCGTCACTAAGTATCAACCATATGACGGCACCACAAATCCAGTCACACCTCACAAACTTTGGATTGCAAATATCCAACCTGTTGGATCTGGTGCTCCTGTTTCCGATCTGAATATCTCTGGCAATAACATCGGTAAGTTTGAAGTTGGCACAGCATTCCCGACAATCTACGCAACTGTTTCTAGTGTAACTGAGACCGCCTACCAATCTTATGGCAAGGTTGCTGCTGTTGAGCAGAATGGTATTACCGCTAGAATTTGGGTGGAGCAAGCAGTTGGTGTATTCACCAACAACATGAGCCTCAGAAGTGACGATGGTTGGGCTGCTGGTGTTACTACGGCATCAACTCTGACTGGCAGAGTCGATCGCTACTTCCGTGGATTTGATGGACAGCAAACTGACTTCTCTCTGTCTATCGAGAATGGTCAGGCATACTTCCCAGATCCTGCTGGTCACATGCTAATCTTCGTGAATGGTATCCTGCAACCCCCTGGAGCGGCGTATACAGCATTCTCCGACCAGATTCAGTTTACCGAGCCACCCGAGATTGGATCCGAATTCATCGGTTACTATATCGGCAAACTCCGTCAACTCGATGATATCAGTTTTGAGTTTGACTCGCTGAAGTCTTCATTCAACCTGAAGTTGGATGGCATCTTCTACTCCCTGACACTGACAGAAGGTGTCTCTTCTGCCACCATCCTGCCAGAGAATAATATCCTAATCTCTCTCAATGGTATCATCCAAGAGCCTGGTATTTCTTACGAAATTGTCGGATCTAGAATCATCTTCTCTGAAGTGCCTCGCGCTGGATCTACATTCGTTGGATTCTCCTACATTGGATCCGACGCTGACGTGATCTCTGCAACGGTTGTGCCCCCGATTGAATCTGGAGACGAATTGGAAATTGAGGGTGAAGAATTCGCTCGTGAGGTCGCTCTGATCGAATCTTCCAACTCCTTGATTACCTTTGAATACACAGGATCGGTCAAGGGTCGTAATGCCGAAGCACTTTCCGAAATCACGCTGGGACAAGTCGTCACTGCTAGCATCACCAACCCTGGAGATGGATATACCTCGAAACCAAACGTTGAAATCATTTCCTCTACTGGTTTTGATGCTCGCGTGACCCCGATGATGGGAGTCTCTAGAGTTGAAGTTAAATCTGGTGGTGTCGGATATGGTCTTCCTCTTGTGCAGGTCGAGACCACAGTCGCTGATGATTTTGTAACTCCTGTGGGCGAGCCCGTGAATAACGGTCAGGACATTTACGCAGGTGAGGCAACCGATCCCGCTGGCAACCCAATCATCGTTGATGAAGGTCTGATTGCAATCCTCAGCAACCCCGTTAACGTGACAGTCAACCAAGGTCAGACTGCATCCTTCACCGTTGTGGGTGAATTTAGAAGGGCATCTGATGGGGCGATAAATACAACTACATTGAATTACCAGTGGCAGAAGAAAGAATATGGTCAGACCTCATGGTCTAACATCGTTGGTGCCAACTCAGCAATCTTCAACACAGGTATTACTACACAACAAGATGATGGTGATGAATATAGAGTCGCAATCACTGCAGCAGGCGCAACACCTGTTTACAGTTACTCTGCAATCCTGTCGGTCCAGATTGGCACGACAATAATCACCAACTTCAGTCCTGCTCAAATTTTTGACGACGCATGACCGCAACCGCAATCTACGAATCAGCAGATAGGACGCTAACCGTTACGGGAGATGGATTGCCAACTCCCGTATCCTACGGCACTTTCCCGAATCAAAACAATCCAAATTCTGTAACAGAGCAGGATTTCGAGCATACGTTTTTATATCGGGGCGGTCAGTTTGGGACACCTAGGCAGTTTGATGATAATGTATTTTCTCAAACTGGATTCGTCATCTCGATCAATATATCCCTCGCTGATAATGCTCTCTTCTCTAGTGGACTAATTGTCCCTGGAGATAATTTGCTTTTTGTATTTTCCGATGGAAGGAAGCAAAAGTTTATTTTTAGAGGACCAGTATTCACGTCTATTGCTGGGGAGTGTTGGTTAGCACAAGATGATCGTTTAGACCTTATTGTTGCCGATCCACAAACTATTGCATATGGAGAAGGAAGGACTTACACATACTATGACCAGAGAAACGGTCGCACGGCAACTCCACTGGGCGCAATTGGCATTGCTGCTAATGGTGTTGTTTTCTTTAACCCCAGTGCTGGAAATGGTGGTAATCCTCCTGTGGGGTTTAACTGGAATGCTCACTTTGAGGGATCGCCAGTAGATTTTGGTGATGATTCCTGTGGCGGACACCCAGAGCAAACTGGTCAGTATCACTACCATGACACGCATTTCCTCGACTGCTGGAAAGCGAATGCTGCCATGGCAAATTACAACGACTACTACGGTGGTAGTCAGTTTAATGGCGACAACCTAAGACATCCAGACGGTCATTCAAAACTTGTCGGATTTGCCTTTGATGGATTCCCCATCTACGGACCTTATGGTTATGACGATCCTTGGGAAGCAACGCAAAATACAAGGCAAATGCTTTCACAGTATCGCACAAGAAATATTGAGGTTGATGGGAGACCTGATTACGGTAACACACCACAAAACCCACCTGCAGGGTCTCTGATGCAGGACTGGGAGTATATTGAGGGTCTCGGTGACCTAGATTATCATAATGGCAGATTTTGCGTCACCCCAGAATTTCCCAATGGCACATATGCATACTTCCTTTCTACCCAGGAATCTGATGTAGATCATCCAGCATTTCCATACATGATTGGATCTAGCCTAAGGGAAACCATCGACCAACCTGCAAACAATGGTGCTGCTGCACCCGCTCCTCCGCCGTCAGGTGGTGATGGGGAAGCACCAGCCCCACCGACTCTGCAGATTACAGCACAACCCCAAAACGTATCTGCAAACTCTGGTCAGTCAGTTACATTCAGCATCTCGGCACAAATCCTGCCAGAAAACGGTCCTATCAGTTATCGCTGGTATAGATCGACAGATGGTGGTTTTGCGTATGCTCAAGTTACTGGTGCAACCAGCAATAGTCTCACCTTTACTGCCCTGGCATATATGTCTGGGTATAGATATAAGTGTGAGATTAGAGGTCCCGTTGGTGCTCCTACCCCAGCTGAAAACTCACCTCTGATGTCAGATGTTGCAACATTAACAGTCTTGGGTGGTGGTCCTGGTCAGACTGGTGCTGATCTGTCCTTCACGTCTTCAACATTCGACTCCACGACACAAACCTTTGATGGCACCTAAATAACACTGTAGAAAACTACCTCCCATGGCAAAGCAAAATCTTAACGTTGGATCTGCCGCTAATGACGGCACAGGTGATACTCTACGAGACGGTGCGATTAAAATCAATTCCGTTATCGATGAAATCTATACTTCATTAGGAAACGACACCAATCTCCAAATCAATATCAATGCACCTTTGGCAGGTCAGGTGTTGCGTTGGAATGGATCTGTCTTTGCTGAGGGTCATCTCGATCGACTCAGTGCAGACCTCAATGTTGGGGAATTCAAAGTTGTCTCGGAAGACAATGGAAATATTGTCATTGAGCCCAATGGCGTCGGGGACATCGATCTCAAGGCAGGTAGTCAGGGTAGCAGAAAGGTATATATCGATGGTCAAGACGGTTATCTAAAATATGTTGGTGACTATGAAAACGTAGCAGCACTGCCTACTGCTGGCGATCACCATGGTATGTTTGCCCATGCACATGATCCTGGTAATGGTTATTTTGCTCACGGTGGGCAGTGGATTAGAATTCTCGATTCCAGAGATGGCATTTCAATCCTTGCCGACGTTGACACAACCGTCAATGGTGGTCCTTCCGATGGTCAAGTCCTTAAGTGGAATGATACCAATGGTGCATGGGAGCCTGCCAACGATGCTACGGGCGAAGGCGGCGCAGCAGCTAGTCCAAACTTATTTGAGACCATTGATGCAGACACTGGCACCACAACTGCCTCGGCTCCAAACGATACCTTAATTATTGCAGGTGGCACAAACATCTCCACATCCATCACTGGAGATACTCTGACAATTGACATGACGGGTGCTCTGGGAGATCCAGATCAAAACTTATTTGCAACAATCGGTGCCGATAATGGCAGCAGAAATGCAACGGTCACCAATGACACTATTAACTTTGTTGGCGGTAGTGGCATTAGCACCAATCTGAATGCCAACAACCTGACAATCACTAACGACTCACCCAACGTCGTGCAGAATGTCCTGCAAACCATCAACGACTCTCAGGGTGGATCTTACACTGCTACCAGTGCTACAGATGAGTTTACAATTACTGGCAGCACAACGATCACAACGCAACTTGCAGGATCAACTCTGACCATTGATCAGGCAACTGCATTCAAACTACCCGCAGCATCTCAAGGTGATAATATCATTTACGGTGTTAACCAATGGGATACTGTTGACTCCCCTGCAAGTAACATTATATTCAGTGCCACTGGAAGCTCCGAATACATTCTGACTGGTGCTGGATTCTCTGGTCAGGCAGACCCCACGATCTATGTCTATCGTGGATTTACTTATAGATTCCAAAATAATGCTACTAGCCATCCTCTAGAGATTCGCGTCTCGAATGGTGGATCCGCAGTATCTGGTGTTACTGGAAACCAGATGGGTGTCCAGTTATGGACTGTGCCTCAGTCGCTTGCTGCTGGCACAACGTATGTTTATCAATGCACAAGCCATCCCCTGATGGTCGGTAATATCGTAGTCGTCTAATGCCAAGAGTAGTCCCTGGTTCTGGTGCTTTAATCTCTCCCATATTCAATAGTGTATATGGGGTTAGGGATGTTTTTGTTGTCGATGGTGGGTCGGGATATGACCCAAACGATCCTCCCAAATTGACAATTGGCAATTGTGGCACCCCACTTAGGGAAGCCGTGTTGAGTCCTGTTATTAGTAATGGCAGAATTCTTGCAGTGAAGGTCATAGACCCAGGTGAAGGGTATGATCCCCTGCGTTTGATTGTCGATAGCACAGATGACGGTGCTTATGGTGCTGAAGGTAAGGTCTTCCTGACAGACACTGGGGAGATTGATTATATTCAGATCACATCCAATGGTGACAACTACTTCTCCAACACCACTGTGGACGTGCAAGGTGGTGGTGGATCTGGTGCTGAATTGATTCCAGTAACAGGAGTTGTTACTGGTCTTAAGATTGAGAGAGAAGGAAGAAACTATACACTAGAAGATGCAAACGTCATCATCAGTGGTGGGGGTGGTGATGGTGCCACTGGAGTTGTCGGTGTAAACCAGTTTGGTAAAGTTACTGGGATTACCATCACGAATCAAGGTGAATTCTTTGAGACTGCTCCAATCATTCAACTTATTGGTGGTGGCGGTAGAGGTGCAACTGCAAAGGCATACATCAATCTCGGTAAAATTACTAATATCGATATTGATAGTCCTGGTAATGGTTATTCATCTCCTCCAAAAATTGTCTTTGCTAGAGATACAAACTTAATCAGAAAGCAGAGAAACAGACAGTCACTTAATTCGATCTTATATAACCTTACAGGTCTTATTAAGAATGTTTCCCCAAGCGACAATACTATCAACGTAGAGACAACAGCTCCCTACCCTGGATCTGGAAAACTTCTCATTAACAAAGAGATTGTCAGATATACAGGTAAGACAGCAACATCATTTACTGGTTGTGACAGAGGCACAAACTTCAGGTACGATCAAAAAGTGTTTCTCGACACACTACAGGATGATGTCGATGGCGTATCCCAATATGTCTTCAACGTTACTGACCAAGTAAAGAGGTATCAAAACAACGCAAGTAATAGGATCGCAATTGTATATGACTGGGATCCCATCGATCACGCTTTGTATCTAACCTTTGAGGTTGACGAGCTTGCATTTATTGACGGTGGAAACTCTTCAGATAAAACAAAGTCTATTCAGTTTGTTGCAGGATCTGCACAGTCGTCTGCAACTGGCGTTTCTCCACACGTTTTGGTTGAGTCACCTAACGACGACATTGTTGCATTCACAAATCCCCTCAGTCTCATCCTCAATAGAAAGTTTGAAGATGATGATGAATTGGACGGTGTTGGTGATGGCATTCCCGACCTCGTAAACACTGGGACAGAATTTGAGTTTGATACAAATCTGGATGGTGGTATTGCATCATCTAAATACGGTATTGAAGAGGAATTGGGTGGCGTTAACCTAACTCTATTCCAATTGGCAGACAAAGTTTATGACGGTGGATCCCCTCAGCAACTAGCAACAATCATTGGTGCTGGATCTCTTGGTGATGGTGATACTCACATATCTCAGGCTGTCATTCTTGTCAATAACAAGGGTAATGCAAACTATGTCATTGGAGAAACTGTTGTCGGTCAGACAACAAACGTTTCTGCAACAGTTACTGCATTTACTGCGAATGCAGATAAAGCTGGTGAATATTACCTCACAGTTGAAAGCATTACACCTGGCGTGAGTCCGAAGTTTCAGAAGAGTGAGCAAATCCAAGGACAGGCATCTGGTGCAACTTCCAACATGATTGTTGCAGAGTACACAAACCGTGTCAGAAACGAGGACGAATAAAGTCCATAAATAAAGAGTGGGAGATCCGATTAGTTAGATGGCGCTACTTACCGATCAATTTAGAATTTTTACCGCAAAGCGATTTATTAAATCACTTGAGGGTCCTGATTCTGCACAGTCCGACTTGGATGCTGGCAGCGATAGAGACAGACTCTATGTGTTTATCGGTCGTCCCCAATCTTGGGATAATGAAAATGATCCGCCCGATCCGACAGACTCTCTGCAAGAGTTTGCTGACGACTACGCTGACATGATCTCCCTGAAGCGTGTGTTGGCAAATGACACAATTCAGGTTATTCGTCGTGTGAATTGGATTCCCCCAGAGCAAACTACTGGTGGTTTGGGTTACGTCTATGACATGTATCGTCATGACTACTCCTCTACAAAAACCGCATCTTCTGGTGCAACTAAACTTTTTGATGCTGACTTCTACGTCGTTAACTCATCCTATCAAGTTTACAAGTGCATCTATAACGGCACCTCTCCCTCCGACCCTAACGGCAAACCTTCAACCATTGAGCCAACTGGCACTTCCACATCTATCATCACAACTGCTGATGGATATCGCTGGAAATATCTCTACACCATTCCTGTTGGTCAGGTGTTGAAATTCTTCTCCAACGAATATATGCCAGTGTTGAGTGACACTGCTGTGGTTGGTGATGCTGTTGGTGGTGAGATTGATACTGTTGTTATTGGATCTTCTGGTACAGGCTACAACAACGGCACATATGAAAACGTGCCCATCAAGGGCGATGGCGTTGGTGGTCGTGTCTCTCTTGTGGTTGACGGTGGTAAATTGGTCACTGCAACTGTGACTTCTGGTGGATCTGGATACACCTTTGGTAAGGTGGTCATTGACGAAGTAAACGGTATTGGTGCTGGTGCAGGATCTGGCGCTAACGTTGAAGTTATCATTCCCCCTCCGATCGGTCATGGCGGCGGTCCTGATGGTGAGTTGGGTGGTTATCGTGTGATGATTAACACCAAATTCACATACGATGAAGGTAGTGGTGACTTCCCGACTGATAACGACTACCGTCGCATCGGTCTTGTCCTCAACCCAAATAGATATGGCACAGAGGAGTTGACTTCTGAGTTGACTCTATCTGGCACAAAGGCAGCGATTTTCTCGCCAACCTTTACTGGAAACTATAGCACTGATGAAATTATCACCCAGTCTAGGACTGTTGGTGGTCAGCAGGTAACTGCTCGCGGTCGTGTGGTTTCTTGGAATAGCACCACCAAAGTGCTCAAATATTATCAAAACAGAATCGACGGTATCTTCCCCGAGATCACTGGTAGTTTGACAGAGTTTGACGGTGGTAACCCGATTGTCGGATCTATCTCTGGCACATCTGGCGACCCAGACATTAACTTCCCGATTGTGTCTGGCACTTCTACTCGTGTTATCAACAACACTGAATATGACTTGGGTATGGCATTTACAAATGGTTATGCCGATCCTGAGATTGAGCCAAATTCGGGAAGAATTATTTACATAGATAATAGAGGTCCCATCACCCGTGCTGGTGACCAAATTGAAGACATCAAAGTCGTAATCGAGTTCTAAGAGATGCCACAAAATACCAACCTCAACATTAGTCCGTATTTCGACGACTTCGATAAGGATAAGAATTTTTATCGAGTGTTGTATAGACCTGGATTCCCAATTCAGGCAAGAGAACTCACGACTATGCAGAGCATTCTGCAGAATCAGATTGAGTCCATGGGTCAGCACTTCTTCAAAGAAGGTGCGATGGTTATCCCTGGACAAGTGGGTTATGACCTAAATGTGCAGGCAGTTATTCTTCAGCAGGCATTCTTGGGTGTTGACGTTGAAACTTACAGAACTCAACTCAACGGTAAGATCATTTCTGGTCTAACAAGTGGTATTCGAGCAAAGGTCCTTTATTCCATCTCTGCTGCAGAATCGTCTAAGGGATACGTCACACTTTATGTGAAGTATATCGATTCTGGAGATACAGTTTCTGCCACCAACGTCAAAGGTTTCCAAGAGAATGAGCAGCTCGTTTGCGATTCAGAGCTGACCTTCGGCACAACTCTTATTGAGGTTGGATCTCCTTTCGCTCAACTCCTCCCAGTTAATGCTACGGCAGTTGCTGCTACGGCATACGTTAATAATGGTGTCTACTTCATTCGTGGACATTTTATCAATGTCCCATCATCTTATATCATCCTCGATCAATATACTAATAACCCCTCGTATAGGATTGGTCTTGAAGTCTCGGAATCTATTGTTACTCCAGAAGACGATCCGACTCTGAATGACAACGCTGCTGGCACATCAAACTATTCTGCTCCTGGATCTCACCGATTCAAGATCAGCACACAACTCGTCAAGAAACCAATTGAAGACGAGACTGACAAGAATTTTATCGAATTGGTCAGAATCAGAGATTCTAAGATTGAGCAATTCGTTAATGATACGGCTTACTCTGTCCTTGAGAAATCACTCGCTCGTCGCACTTACGAAGAGTCTGGTGATTATGTTATCGATACATTCGATGTTAAATTAAGAGAGCATAGAAACGACGGATTCAATAACGGTGTGTATGGTCCTGGTCAGGTTTCCAGAGATGGGCAATCTGCCAGTGAAGAATATGCTGCTATTGAAGTGTCTCCTGGTAAAGCATATATTAGAGGATATAGGACAGAGTTTCTTACTCCCCAGTATGTCGATATCAAAAAACCCAGAGACTTTACTGGTGTAAACAACTCCATTGTCCCTATTGAATGGGGACAGTACATGAAGGTATATGATGTTTATGGATGGCCTGATATTACTGGTGAAGGTGTTTCCGATGCATATCAAGTCCTCGATCTTCATGACGGTTGGACTCTAAATGGTGGATCTACTGTAACGGGTCAGAAAATTGGCAGATGCCGCTGCGTGCAACTGCAGAAATCTGCAACTGGCATTTGGGATCTCTATGTAATGGACGTGCAGATGTTTACTGCACTCAACTTCGATGCTGGTAATTCCCCAGTGTCTCCTGGAGACTTGCTGGTTGGTAGAATTTCTGGTGCTAGAGGATTTGCCACTACAGATATAAGTGGCACTTATGTTGGTCTTGAGCAAGTATCAGGTATCTTTACCGATGGTGAAGTTATCACTAAGGACGGTAGAGTTGTCGGCACAATTAACGCTGTTTTCAGTTATCAGTTAACTGATGCAAGATCCGCTGTTGGTTATAACAGCAACAGTGCCGTCTCGTTTGTTGCTAACCTTCTACTGAATGATGCCCAGGCTGTGCGTGGATCAACCATAACTGTTGACCAGTCTGGTGCCATTATTACTGGTCTCAATGGATCTAAGTTTGAAGAAGATCTTCGTCCTGGAGACGTGCTTTCCCCAGATGGTGAATCTGGATTTGAAGGTGACACAAGTCTCATTGTTAAGAAGATCACAAAGTCTACTATCAACCACACATCAGGCAATAACGTTGGTGGCACTCCAGTATTCGATTATCAGGCACAAACAGCCTTGCTCGATACTGGTTTAACTAAAGGCACCATTGCAGATGGCAATTACACCACCGTTGTTAGATATAGACCGTTTGTCTTCAACACAACTCAACCTTCGGGTCAGTTGAGCGTCGATCTCCCCAGAGAGTCGATGAAGTCTCTAAGCGACGAATCTTTCTTCGTCTACCGCACATTCACAAATAAGACAGTTGTGTCTGGCGGTTTGACTGTGGCACTGCCAGAATCTGAGCAGTTTGCTTCACTCGATGATGAAAACTATCAACTTACAATTCTTGCACAGTCTGGATCTTCATACGCTGTTGGCGACAACTTGGATCTGGAAGCACTGGATGAAGCTGGCACGCTAACAGTTACCTTCGGTGCTGATCGCCAGTCTATGACCATTGATGGTTTGACTGGAGTGACAACAGTAAAACTGACTGCTCTCGTATCTAAGAATATCGTGAGCAGAAAGATTAAGACCGCATCTAAGATGCGTGCCCTTAAAGTCACTCGCACCAGTAAGAATAACGATATTCAAAAGTATGGTCTGCTTTATGGCAACCTATATGGCACTCGTATCGAAGACCAGGAGATCTCCTTCGGTCTAAACGATGTCTACAAGATTCACGCTGTATATGAATCAGAAACTGACGGAGCACCTCAAATTCCATATAGTGTGCTGAGTGAAGCAGTTTTCTTTGCTCCTGGCACTGTTATCACTGGCGAGACATCTGGTGCTAGAGCAACTGTTGTTAGCTTCATTAACGCAACACTGCGTCTTTATAATGTCAACCTCAATAATATCGAATTCAATCCTGGCGAAAGAATCATCGGTGAAGACTCTGATGGAAATGTCCTGAGAGCAACTATCGACGACGCCGATGGATCTGTAGTTAAGGGTAGTAAGGTTGTTACTGACCTCTTCACTCTCAATTCTGGTCAAACACCTTTCTTCTATAACGTCTCCAAACTGGTCAGACAACCTGGAGTTACTCCACCGACCAGACAATTGATGATTGTCTTTGACTACTTCATCCATGAAGCATCTGGTGACTATTTCTCTGCACAGTCATATACTGGTATCGACTTCGATGAAATTCCTGCACCCATTCTACAGGGATCTACTAAGAATGTTAGAGACCAAATTGACTTCCGTCCTGCAGTTGGAGAATTGGCGACAGGTAACGGCACGGTGACAGGTCCCTTTGAGGTGACTTGTGCAACCCTCGATTTCGATGCTCGTGTATTCAGCACAACGAATCAAGGTGCTGGAAATGCTGCAGTTGCTACTCTGTTTGATATTCCTAAAGCAGAAACGGAATTCCGTTGCGACTACGAATACTATCTGCCAAGGACAGATAAACTATTCCTCACCCACGACAACAAACTAAGACTACAATACGGTATCTCTGCTGAGAATCCCGAAGAGCCAGAAAATATTCAGAATGCAATGTGCCTGGCGATCTTCAAGCACAAACCGTATATGTATGATCCCCAAAGGGATACCATCATCACCCAGGAAGTCATTCGTCGTTATACGATGAAGGATATTGGTGATCTGGAGAAGAGAATCAATAACGTCGAATACTATACAGCACTTTCACTTCTTGAAGTGCAAACAGATGCTACAAGATCTTATGACGAAAACGGTTTCGATCGTTTGAAGAATGGATTTGTGGTGGATGACTTTACCGATCATAAGATTGGTGATGTCAATAGTGGTGACTACAAGTGCTCTCTCGATTTCCAAGAGGGTATTCTTCGTCCGTCCCACTATACATCTAACGTCCCCCTACAAATCAATACTCAGAAGTCTCAGAATATTGTTGTTACCCCAGCAAATATTGCGATGCTTCCCTATGAAAATGTTGAGGTGGTTAAGCAACCATATGCATCTAGAAGCGAAAACGTCAACCCATTTAACGTCTTTACCTTTATTGGTCGTATTGACTTGACACCCTCTTCCGATGACTGGTTGGAAACAAACCGTCTCCCAGCTCGTGTGGAAAACGTCGAAGGTGACTTCTCCAGTGTTTCTAGAGAATTGAATATTGATCCTAATACAGGATTTGCACCTATTCAATGGGGTGGTTGGAGGACTAACTGGTCTGCCGAATCTCTGGTTTCAACTGACAGAATCATCAATAGATCTGGTAGCACCCATGGCGGTGGTGGTTGGGTTGGCACCAGACATAGAGGTCTGGAATTCATTCACGAAAGACGCACTTTCCAAGTGAGATCCAACCAGTCTCGTCAAGGTATTCGCACAAGAGTTGTGCCCAGGATTGAGCGTAGATCCATGGGTGACTCCATTCTGTCCCAAACAGCAGTGCCCTGGATTCGCTCCAGAAACCTGGCATTTGATGTTTATAGAATGAAGCCCAGATCCAGAATCTATTGCTTCTTTGACGGTGTGGATGTGAGTGCATACATCACCCCGAAAGTGATCGAGTTGAATAAGTCTGGCACAAACAGCAACGTTGCTAGAGATGTCATTGCTCCCAACTCAGATGGCAACTCCATCCCTGCAACCACAATTCCTCCCGATCCCACTATTGACAATAGCAACCAGATTCCCTTTGTTGTCGGTGAAACTGTCATCGGCACGGAATCTAAGGTGAGATTGAAGGTTGCTGCTGCCGATGACGGGTATGTAACCAACCCATATGGTCAAGGCACAGAGACTCTGCCATCTTCCTACGCATCGAATACGCCGTATCTGAATGTTGACATCAATGAGATGGCAGCAACAGCAAATGGCACATACCAAGGCAACGTAAAAATTGGTGAGTTGTTGGTTGGTTTGACTTCTGGTGCTGCAGCATATGTTAAAGATCGTCGTCTCCTGACAGATAATGTCGGTAACTTCAAAGGCACATTCTTTATCCCCAGTCCCAAGATCGATTCAAATCCACGTTGGGCAACTGGCACAAGGACTGTGCGTTTCACGACTAACGCTCAGAATAGCAGAATTGCTGGTGCTGTTGATTCTTCGGCAGACACAGAATATAGAGCAACTGGTATTCTTCAGACTGTTAGAGAGAATATTCTGGCAGTTAGAAATGCTGAGATTGTCAGAGACACAGTTAACGATGAAAGGACTATCGTTACTGGCACAAGAGCAGAGACTCGTCAGATTGGTTGGTATGACCCTCTGGCACAATCCTTCATCGTCGATGAGGAAGGTGGTATCTTCATCACTGGTGTTGATATCTTCTTCAGGACTAGAGATGACAATATTCCAATCTCCATGCAAATTCGCACAATGGAGAATGGCAATCCCACCAAGGATATTCTGCCTCTGTCGGACATCACGATCAATGCTCAAGATGTTGAGATCTCAGAAAGTGCTGAAATTCCAACACGATTTGAATTTAGATCCCCCGTATACATCAAACAGTCTGTTGAATACTGCTTTGTGCTCCTGTCCGACTCCAACGAATATCAAGTCTGGATCTCCAGAATGGGTGACGTTGAAAAGTCTGGTAATAGGACGATCTCCGAGCAACCATATGCAGGTGTGCTCTTTAAGTCACAAAACGCATCTACCTGGACTGCTGACCAGTATGAGGACTTGAAGTTTACAATCTATAAGGCAAACTTTACATCTCCTACTGGCACAGTAACTCTGGATAATGTCTCTATGGGAGAGACCAATGGTGGTTTCACGACTCTGAAGAATAATCCTCTGGTCACGATTCAACCTGAGCAAGTGCTTTCGCTTCCCGCTGGCACAAATAACTCCTATACGATTGGTGCTCGATTGAAGCAGTCTCCTTCTAATGCAGAGGGCACAGTTGTTGCTTTCGACTCAACCACAGATCCAGAGACAATTACTCTTACCGACATTCAAGGCACATGGTCTGCTGGTTTCTTGGATGGAAATGGAGATGCATTCCAAGGAATTATTTCCTCCCAATCCACTGCAATCTTCCAACTGTCCACCGTTTCCAACGGTGACTTCTCTCCCAGACCTGGAGCTCCTGGTGGTCCCACCACAGAGGTAGATATTATTGCTGGATCTACATCCAATGCTACTGCGACTGTTACTGCTTTCTATCAAACAGGTGACACCCTTCCCGATGGCAACCCTGCAGCAAACCCAGTCCTTTATGTAAATTATGTCGATAAGGCATTCGACCTGTCCGACACAATTTCTGAGAATGGTGGTGTTGTGACCGCTACTATTACTAGCATCGCATACTCTGGCGACACCTACAACCAATTCCCGACTGCTGCACCTTCGTATCAGAATAAGGATAGAAAGGTCCTGGTGTATCACAAGAATCATTGTATGCACCAACGCACCAACAACGTGGAAATCAGTGGAGTGGTTTCCGAAGTGCCTCCTACAACTTTGACATCTTCTCTCTCTGCAGGGGCAACTTCAATTAACGTTGAGACTGCTGGTGGATTCCACACATTCGTAAATGGTGCTTCTATCGGTAACCTCAATCCTGGTTATCTGATCATTGGTAATGAGATCATTCAGTATTCTGCAATCTCCTCCAACGGTCAAGTAATCACTGTTGCCACTAATGGTAGAGGTGCTAATGGCACTGCAGACGTTGATCACCCAACTGGTGCAACAGTCTTCTGCTACAACTTTGATGGCATTCCTCTGACGGAAATCAACAAGGTCCACTCAAGTATTGACGATCCCTGGTTGGATCATTACCTACTAAATACAACATCGGTTGCCACAAATGGTATCCGAGGTGGTGGTGGAAACGTCCTTGCTTCTCAAAACTTCCAATTTGAGACACTGCGTCCTTCGATCGCTACCATGATTTTCCCAGAAACATCGATGGCTGCTCGTGTAAATACTACGACAGCAACATCAGTTGGCGATGGCACATCCGTAATTGACCAGGCATCTTTTGTCAACAATGGTCAGTATTACGATATTACGCTCAACACTGAAAACTACTTTGTAACTCCTCAAATGGTTTGCTCTCAAGTTAACGAGAGTAACAAACTTGGTGGTAACAAGTCCATCAGTCTTGACATTGCCCTGGCAACTGAGAATACCAACCTCTCACCATACGTTGACCTCGATCGCACATCTCTGATTTGTGTCAGTAATAGAATCAACTCTTGGCCAGGTGGTCCTCAATCTTTGGGTATTAACTCTCTAATTGATACTCAGTCTGATGTTTCTCTGCTTCCAGTTGGAGACCAAAACGATGCAGTTTATCTCACGAGAATTGCAAACCTGGCGCAACTGTCTAGGACTCTGAAGATTGACTTTGGTGCCTACAGACCTCAAGGTGTGGAAATTCGTGTCTACGTCAAAGCATTTGAATCGGGTGCTGATGTTGATGTTGAAACTGTTAACTGGATTGAAATCTTCCCGATTGCTGAGATCTCAGCTTCTGATGTCTTTGAATTTAGAGATTATACATATGAGAAGACAGGTCTAAGTTTTAACGCTTTCCAAGTCAAGATCGTTATGAAGTCTAGAAACCAGGCTATTGTCCCTCAAATCATGGACTTTAGATCAATTGCTTTGGCTACTTGATGTATTTAAGTACTCAAACCAATCCTGAAACCCGACAAGCTTATTCTAATTATTATTATTGAAGTTGTCAAGCTATGATAGATGAATCACAATTACAACCTGTTGAAGGCAAAGTCGGATGGTTTAGAGACCCCAAATCAAATGCTGTAATCAACACAAATAAAGTAGAATACGAAAGATACATGGCTGCATACAACAAGAGGCAGCAAAAAGAAACCACGGTAGAGGCTTTACAAAATGAAGTTGAAACTGTAAAATCAGATCTGAATGAAATTAAGGATCTGCTGAAGACATTATTGGAGAAAAATCAATGACTGCCACCCAAACTGAATCCATGTCCCCCGATGAGCTTCTTGCCTCATTCAAAACTCGTTATGAGAATTTGATCACTGAGAATAAGCAAATGTCTCAGAAGATCCGTGAGAATGAGCAAACTGCACTGAAACTTCTAGGTGCTATCGAAACTCTAGAGTATTTGAATCCCCCTGAGGTTGAAATTGAAACCGCAGAAGAGGGAATCACAGAAGTAACCGAGTGATCTTTGAGTCCCTGCGGGGACTCTTTTTTATTTGGCATAAATAACTCATATAGCACTGTGCAGTTGCAAGGGTCCTTAAGCAATGGCAAATAGAATTCAACTTAGAAGAGATGGTGCTCAGCAATGGGCAAACATCAACCCCATTCTCGCCCAAGGCGAATTGGGAATTGAGATTGACACTTCGCGTATCAAAATCGGTGATGGTGTTACTCCATGGAACTCGCTTAAGTATGAGCGACCACTGGAGACTGAATCTAACACCGCCAATACTCTTGTTAAGAGAGACGCTGATGGTAACTTTGAAGCAGGTGCTATTACTGCTTCACTGGTTGGTAACGCTTCTACTGCAACTAGACTCGCAAACGCTAGACAGATCTCGCTTGGTGGCGACATGTCTGGTAGTGGCACGTTTGATGGATCCGCAAACCTGACCATTACTGCTGAATTGAATTATGTGGTGGCACTTCCCCACTACGATGAGCAAGACCTAGATGCAACAGGCACATATACAAGAATTACAGTTGACTCTCGTGGTCGTATCGTTGACGCCGATAACCCGACAACCCTGACTGACTTCGGTATTGCTGACGCTCAACCGTTGGACAGTGACCTGACTTCTATTGCAGGCATGACCTCCTTTGGTTTGATGTCTCGTCAAGCAGAAGGCACCATTACAACTCGCACCATCACTGGTGGTAGTGGTCGTATCATTGTCCAGAATGGTAATGCCCAATCGGCAAACCCATTCATCGACCTTGCAGATACCACTGTGGTGGTTGGTTACTATAACCCCACTGGAAACCTTGACACTCCTCTGATCTCGGTCAATCTTCCCAGTGACCGCACAGTCAATACAACAGAATTTACAGTTGACCGTTATGGTCGATTGACGCAGGCACTCACGATTCCCATTGCAACAGCAACCGAGGGATCCGAAGAGGCAGACTATGATAATGCCGTAGCATATTCTCGTTATGATAAAGTCAAAAATTCAGGTAGTCGCCTTTATGAGGCTATCCTTGATATACCTGCAGGCGGCGGCGAGCCTACACATACAGACACCTCTGACACAGGCTCTTGGAGATATCTCGGATCTGCTTCCTACCCACAGAAAGGTCTAGCATCCTTCAACCAGGAAGACTTTGATGTAACTGCATGGGATCCTGCTAACAGTTATGAGGGCGGTTTTGTTAGCATCGCCGCTGCTGGTGTTGATAACTGGCAACTTCAAAATAACAGAATCTCCTTTGCCGATGGAAACACAAAAGAAGATTTTGAGCTTGACCAAGAACTTACTGCAATCACTGGATACAGAGGATTCAATTATCTTAACTACGTCAAAGTTAATGATACGAGTGGCAATCTTCTGTTTGGCGCTAATAATACAGGGGACGGTGGCGCTGGTGAGATTGATGTCAACGTCCGTTCCTATTTTTCTGATCCCAATATCGATCTGGATGGCGCTCTGGATCAACTCATTGATAAGTATGGAGATGGTAACCTAGACATCTTCCTTACACAAAACTCTGCTAGCAATCGTCAGTTTAGTATTGCTTCTACCAACGCTGGCACTGGTCAAGCACTGCTCGACATTTCGGCAGACAACGACATCACGATCTATGCTACTGATGTCAACAGCAGAGTTAATGTTGAGGACTTCCACTTCCAAGATAACGTCCTGTCCACCACCAACTCTACGATGGTGCTGGATCCCAATGACGACGATGACGTTACTGGTCTTGTTAGAATCCGTGGTGACCTGCAAGTCGATGGCACCACAACAACTGTCAACAGTGTAACGACCACCATCCAAGATCCCATTATCACTCTGGGTGGCGAAGATACTCTTACACTAGATGACAATCTTGACAGAGGTATCGAGTTTAGATACTATGATAGTCAAGAGAGATTTGGTTTCTTTGGCTGGGATGAAGATTACGCAGACTCTAACATTTGGAATGGCACTGGCGGCTATCGCTTCCTCTACAACGCGACTAACACAAGCGAAGTTTATTCTGGCACTGACGCTGCTCTCATTGCTGGTAACCTCCGACTCACAACAAATACAGGATCCTCCTCTACCACAACAGGCACCCTAGTTGTTACTGGTGGCGTTGGTATTTCTGAGAATGTCTACATCGGCGGCACCGTTGACATCACAAACGATCTAGATATCAACTCTGGTCAGTTTGTCGTTACTGCCTCTAACGGAGACATTTATACTCAAGGTGATCTGACCGTTGATAGCAACGTCACCCTGGGCAATGCATCTACCGATCTTGTGCTGGTCAACTCCGACACAACCTTTGAAGATGACGTTCGCATCTCTGGTCCAAACACTGTTTTCACTATCAATGATGGTAGTGTCACTAAGTTTGAAGTTGATACTGACACTGGCAATACTGTCATTCAAGGCACTGTCAACGTTATTTCCGCTGTTGATTTTGACAATACTCTTAATGTTGACGGCGCTGTAAGTTTCAACAATACTCTTGATGTTGATCTGGACTCCGTATTCCATGATGACATCACTTTAGATACCACTGGCAAATACTTCAAAATTACTAATGGTGTAAGCGATAAGTTTACTGTCCTATCTACCAATGGTAATACTGATATTCGTGGCACCCTTGATGTTGGATCTGCTGTCCACTTTGAGTCCACTTTGCAGGTTGATGGCAACATCACCTTTGGCAATGCTGGCACAGATATCCTTACAATCAATTCCGATACAACCATCACAGATAACCTGACTGTTAATCTGGCGGTTGACTTTGACAGCACCCTGAATGTTGATGGCGCTGTTGATTTTAATAACACACTGACCGTTGATGGTGCTACAACCATCTATAACGATGTGTTGTTTAGATCTGGTAACAAGTCCTTCCAAATTCAGAATGGGTCTGCACAGACAGAATTTAGTGTTGACTTTGATAACGGTAATACTGTAATCGGTCGTGTTGGTCAGGGCACTGCTGCTCTAGGCACGCTGATTGTCCATGGTGACAGCACATTCAACAGAGATGTATTTATCAACGGCAACACCAGAATTGGTGATGCTGCCACAGATATTCTTACTGTCAACTCTGTCACCACATTCACCGATGATGTGACTGTGGATGGGGACCTTCTGGTAAACAGCAACACAACTATTGAAGGTAACCTTACCGTCAATGGCGTAACCACAACAGTCAACTCTACGGTCACCACGATCGATGATCCTGTGATCACCCTGGGTGGCGACACAGCACCGATTTCTAACGACGCTAAGGATCGTGGTGTTGAATTCCGCTACTACGACACTTCTGCGAAATTAGGTTTCTTTGGATGGGATACCAGTGCAGGTCGATACGCCCTCTATCACAACGCTACAAACGCCTCAGAGGCGTTTAACGGCACTCGGAGTGGTATAGACGCAGGCAGCATTAAATTATTCGATGTAACCAATTCTACGTCCTCCTCGACGGGCACCCTGATCGTTGGTGGTGGTGTTGGTATCGGTCTCGATCTTTATGTTGGTGATGATCTGAATGTTGCCGACGATACTGCCATTGGTGGCAACCTGAGTGTTACTGGTGGTCTGTCAACTCAAAGCAACTTTAATGTTGGCACTGTCTTTACTGTTGGGATCAGCACAGGTAATACTTACGTTGGTGGAAACCTGCAGGTCCAAGGTAACGCCACTATTGGTAATGCTGGGACTGACGCTCATGTCGTTAATGGCACAGTCACATTCAACCAAGCGATTACCTCAACAGACATCACTGCCGATCAGATCAGAATTGGTGTTGACGCTTCTAACGAAATCAGCACAACCGCAGGAAATCTGATCCTCGATTCTGTTGGTGGCACTGTTAATATCACAGATAATCTTGACGTTGATCTGGATCTGAATGTTGACGGTAACACTAAGATCGATGGCACTCTGACTGTTGATGGTAATGCAACAATCGGTAACGCTGGCACTGATGCACATGTGGTTAATGGCACGGTCACATTCAACCATGCGATTACTTCCACCGACATCACGGCGGACAGCATCAAGATCGGCGTTGATGGTGCGACCGAAATCTCCACCACAGCAGGAAACCTGATCCTTGACTCCGCTGCTGGCAAGGTTCACATCACAGATAATGCTGAGGTAGATGGATTCCTGCAAGTAGACGGTAACACCACTCTTGGCAATGCATCTGGCGATACTCTGACAGTCAACGCTACATCTACATTTAACGCTCCAATCACTTCCACGGACATCACTGCCGATAACATTAAGATCGGTGTTGATGGATCTTCTGAGATCAGCACATCTGCAGGTAACCTGACACTCGACTCTGCTACTGGTGAAGTCATTGTTGATGACAACCTTACAGTCAATGGCACTCTGGATGTAAACCTCCTTACAACTATCACCGATAGTTTGGTGATCAACTCTGCCAACGATGAATTCCTGATTCAGAATGGCAGCAACATCACTAAGTTTTCTGTTGACACTGATAACGGCAACACATTTGCTGCTGGCACTCTTAACGTTTCTGGCAACGCTGACTTTGGCATCGACGTTAACATTGTTGATGACCTTGTGGTTGGCGACAACACAACGGTTGGTGGTCAGGTGTTTGTTAATGACACAACTAACGTAACCAATCTACCCACACTCTTCACCCCTGGTGGTGCCCTGCAAGTCGCAGGTGGTGCTTCATTTGCTGGCAACGTTGCATTTGGTGGTGACATCCAAATCTATGGTGACTTTGAGGTAGATGGTAACGTGGTCCAGAAGGGTAGTCAGGAATTCCGTGGTAGAGTCCTCTTCTCCAATAGCACCAACCCCTCCAGTCTTTCTTCTAACGCTGCCGTTAGACTGTCTACAGGTGGCATGACCGTTGCTGATGATGTCTTCATCGGTCAGAAACTGACACTGGGTCCAAACAACGCTGGCACTATTGTGCTTAACGGCACAACTGGTGCTGCTACTATTGGTGGCACCCTTGGAGTTACTGGTGCTTCCACCTTTACAACCGTCAATACTGCAACACTCAACACCACAGCATCTGCCAACATCGGTGGTAGTATCCTGGTCAATACTAATAAGTTTATTGTCCAAGGTAACACTGGTAATACTGATATTGCAGGCACACTTGATGTCACTGGTGCAACAACACTCGATGCAACCCTTCACGTCATCAATGGCGTTGACTTTGACTCGACTCTGAATGTCGATGGTGCTAGCACATTCAACAATACGATCACTCAAAACAGCACAACCAGATTTAATGACAACGTTGTGCTGCAGGGTGCTAGCAAGACACTGCAACTTAATAATGGATCTGGCACCACTAAGATCGAGTTGCAATCCACAAGTGGTAACATCATTGCTGGTGGTCTCACAACAACCAACTCCCTGGATGTTACTACCAACACCACGATCGGTGGCACTCTGGGTGTTACGGGTCAGATCACTGGTAATGTCACTGGCAACCTGACTGGTATCGCAGATAGGGCAAATCTGGTCAACATTACAGAGACTGCATCTTCTAATCTTACCTACTACATACCTTTTGTCTCCACTAACACTGGATACACAGAGGTCCGCACAGACTCGACCAACCTTACCTACAACCCCAGCACAAACACACTGCAAGTTAACAACTTCAAGTCAACTACAGACTTTGAAGTGCAGGGTAACTTGAATGTGACGGGAACCATCACATTCTTCCAGTCTCAGGTTGGTAGTATTGCTAACCACGATACAGATGCTCTGGCAGAAGGCGTTAGCAATCTCTACTTCACTGATGAGAGAGTTGATGATCGTGTTGCTGCACTGATCAGTGGCGGCACAGGTATTACCGCTACTTATGATGATGCTGGTAACCTTCTGACTCTGAGTGCTGAGTTTAGTGAGTTTGATACTGACAACATTGTTGAGGGGACCACAAATCTCTTCACTACTGCTGCCCGCACTCAGAGTCACTTCACTTACGGCACTGGTATTCAACTCTCTGCTGGCGATCTGTCGATTGCCTTTAATGAGTTTACCTCCGATAGCATTGTTGAGGGATCTACCAATCTCTTCATCACAGACTCTCGTGTCCGTGGTGCCCTGAGTGCATCTGGTGATTTGTCTTACAATGCTTCCACTGGTGATTTTAGTTTCACTGAGCGCACAGATGCTGAGGTGAATGGACTTGCTGATGCTCGTATTGCACTTCAAGTGGGTGCAAACCTCGATCTGTCTCAGAAGTCCACCACGAATCTCACTGAGGGCACTAACCTCTACTACACACAGGCTCGTGTTGATGCTCGTATCAGTGCTTTCGCTGGCAACTACGCAACCGCTGCTCAGGGTGCATTGGCAGATACTGCTATTCAACCTGCTGACCTTGCTGCTGTTGCTACCTCTGGTGCTTATTCTGACTTGTCTGGTCTGCCGACACTCTTCTCTGGTGCCTATGCAGATCTGACTGGCACTCCCACTCTTGCTGCTGTTGCTACCTCTGGTGCCTACAGCGATCTCAGTGGCACTCCCACTCTTGCTGCTGTTGCTACCTCTGGTGCTTATAGCGACCTGTCTGGCACACCTACTCTTGCTGCTGTTGCCACCTCTGGTGCCTACAGCGATTTGTCTGGCACACCAACAATCAGCACATTCGGTGCATCTCTGATTGATGATACATCTGCATCTGCTGCTCGCACCACTCTGGGTCTTGGCACCGCTGCTACTACAAACAGCACTGCATATGCAACTGCTGCTCAGGGCACCACTGCCGATACTAATGATGCTGACATTGATGACATCTATACTGCCCTCAATGCAATTGGTAATGATCCTAGTGTTACAACAGTCGCTCAACTCAAGGCTGCTCTCGCTGCTCTCACTCGCTGATAACTAATGGCATCTCCAACATCTAAAGCAGAACTCAAAGAATACTGCCTCCGTAGACTGGGTAAACCAGTCTTAGAGATCAACGTATCCGATGATCAAGTCGATGATGCGATCGACTATACGATCCAGAAGTTTCAGCAATTTCATTACGAAGGTGCTGAGCGTGTCTACCTGAAGCATCAGATTACTCAGGATGTTATCGATCGTGCTAAGGGCACAAATGATACGTCTAGTGTTTCTAAAGCAGGTAACGATACTTGGAAAGAGGGTAACGGATATATTGAAGTGCCTGACCACATTACTGCCATTGAGGGTCTCTTCTCCTTTACGGACAAGGGCACTCGCAATATGTTTGATATTAGATATCAGATGCGTCTGAATGATCTATATGATTTTACTTCGACTCAGTTTTATCACTACTATATGATCCAGCAGCACCTGGAGACTATTGATTTTATTCTCGAAGGTATCAAACCAGTTAGATATTCCCAAGTGCAAGATCGTTTATATCTTGACTTTGACTGGACTGCAGATGCACTGGTTGATCAATATATTGTTATCAAGTGTTGGCGTGCTCTCGACCCTAATACTTGGACTGAGATCTATAATCAGATGTGGGTCAAAGACTATGCCACTGCAAAGATCAAGAAGCAGTGGGGTCAAAATCTTACCAAGTTTTCTGGTGTGCAAATGCCTGGTGGCGTCACTCTGAATGGTGAGATGATTTATAATGATGCTGTTGAGGAGTTAAAGATCCTTGACGAGCAACTTCGCACAACATGGGAAACACCTCCTCTGGACATGATAGGCTGATATGGCACTCAATCCTTACTTCACTCAAGGCACTACAGGTGAGCAGGACCTTACAGAGTCCCTGGTCATCGAGCAGATCAAGATGTTTGGGAAGAATATCTATTATATTCCCAGGACTCTAGTAAAAGAAGATTCTATATTTGGGGAGGACACCCTCTCAAGATTCGATGGCGCTTTTGAGATTGAAGCGTATGTTGAGGATGCTGGCGGTTTCCGTGGAGACGGAGACATGTTTAGTAAGTTTGGTGTGAGGATCTCTGATCAAGTAACCTTTATTATATCTCGCACAAGATTTACTGAAGCAGTCGATGATAATGCTACGTTGATTGTTGAGGGTCGCCCTAATGAAGGTGACCTCGTGCATTTCCCTTTGGCAGGTAAAACATTTGAGATTCAATTTGTAGAGCACGAAATCCCATTCTTCCAACTTGGTAAGATTCATACTTGGGGTCTTCGCTGTGAGCTCTTTGAATACAGTGATGAGGATATTGACACTGGTATTGCTGAGGTTGATGCTATTCAGACAAACTTTGCTGCATCTATCAAACTCGTTATGGATCCTGGTGGCACAGGAGACTTCGTTGTTGGTGAAGAGATTGTTGGAGATCTTTACAGGGCATTCGCAACCTCCACACTTACTGGAGATGCAGTTACTGCAGTGACTATTACCGATGGTGGAAACCACTACAACAGTGCCATTCCTCCCACGGTCACATTCTCTGCACCTACAACTGGCACAACCGCAACAGGCACTGCTGTAGTTAATGCCAGTGGTCTTGTTACTTCTATAACTATCACTAATGGTGGTAGTGGATACACATCAGCACCAACTATTACTATTGATTACTCTCCTAAGGATAACCGAGCAGAGGTCAAGTCTTGGAGTAATGTTACTAGAGAATTGCATGTGCTTAATCGCACAGGCACCTTCAATACTGCCGAAACCATTAGGGGTCTTACCTCTGGTGCTCTTTGGAGTCCTGAGACGTATAACACGCTAAATAATACGAATCTAAGTGATACTGTCGATCAAAATTATATTTTTGAGACCGAGGCAGATGATATCCTAGACTTCACGGAAACAAATCCATTTGGCGAGTTTGGTAACGCACAGTAATGCTAGGATCCTATTCATACCACGAGATAATCAAGAAGACAGTCGTTGCCTTTGGCACACTGTTTAATAACATCGAGCTTAGACGCACGGCTGGTGATAAGACAGAAGTGATGAAAGTGCCGTTGGCATATGGTCCTAAGCAGAAGTTTTTGGCACGTCTTCGTCAGGTTGGAGATCTGACTGAAAAGGACCAAACACAAATTACTCTCCCTAGAATCTCTTTTGAGATTAACGGGATTGCATATGATCCTTCACGAAAACTCTCTCCCACATCCTATATTCGTCATACGACGGACTCGACTCGTACTGGATTTATGCCAGTCCCATACAACATCAATTTTGAGTTGTCTATTCTGTCTAAGAATCAGGATGATGCCCTACAAATTCTTGAGCAAATTCTTCCTTATTTTCAACCAAACTTCAACCTCACAATGAATCTAATTCCTGAGCTTGGAGAGAAACGTGACTATCCAGTAACTCTTCAGTCTGTGGAATACAGCGATGAGTATGAGGGTGACTATGATACCAGACGCACACTGATATATACTTTACAGTTTCAAGCCAAAACATATCTCTACGGTCCTGTCCAAGACAAGAGTGGAGAGCTTATCCGCGAGGTCATCGTGGATTATGCAACCGAGGCAAGAATCACTGCTCCAAGAGAGGTGCGTTACACTGTTAAACCCGATCCTCTGGATGCAGACCCAGATGATAACTTCGGATTCAATGAACTCTATAGTGAATTTACAGATGGACTCTCAAGAAACCCAGTCACAGGAATTGACGAATAAGTTTATGAAGTTTGAGGGTATCGAAGATGCCCTTGATGTTGAAACTGATATCGTTAAGGAAGAAAAAAAAGAAATACAAAAGGTAGAAGAATTTACTGCCTCAACCAAGGAGCAGTTAAAGAAAGACTACGAGTATACTCGTGGGAATCTATATTCTCTGATCGAGAAAGGTCAGGAAGCAGTAGATGGTATCTTGGAATTAGCACAGGAATCTGACCAACCTCGTGCTTATGAGGTTGCTGGTCAGTTAATCAAGCACGTTGGTGACGTTGCTGACAAACTTGTAGATCTTCAAAAGAAGGTCGCTGAGATTGAGAATCCCAAGAAAACCAAAGAGGTCAACACTACAAACAATACTATGTTTGTGGGTAGCACAGCAGATCTCGCCAAGTTTCTAAAACAACAACGCGATAAATAGTACAGAAGAAATCTAACTGAGTGCCATGTCATCGAATGTAACAACACCCGTGCAGGATTTGGGTAGTCTCACAGATAATAGTGATACTCCTCAAACAACTGCTGCATATACAGTGAAAACTGGATTATACAGATTTATCAATGTTGATTCGCATAGCAATCACTTTGCATGGGGTGGTGCTCCTGATGTAACGACGGATATGGTGATCCATATGCCTGTCAATGGTGCTGAAATCTTCAAACTTGCCAAACCCAAGAAAGCAAACATCATTGCTGCTACTGCTGCTAATCCCTGTGTCCTGACTGTTGGTGGCGGTGGCACTCCTGCTCATCCCTTCGTAGTCGGTGATTATGTTACCATCACTGGTGGTGATACTGCTGCTTACAACGTAACTCATG